GAGATTCTTGTAAAAAGTCTTTGCTTACTTTTTGAATCCAATGAAGATCTTTCTCTTCGAAAAATCTCCAATCCATTTATACCATGGCTTCCGAAGGTTTTTCAGACTCAGGATCAAGAGCGTTCATCATCTTATACATTTTCTTTGCGCCCTCCATCCTACTACCATTACCAAAGTTTTCAACAGCCTTTGCTGTCATAACAAACTCTCCATCACTTAACTTTGCATTTATTGCATCATCTTTTGGGCCACCTGGGCCACTAACCTCGCCACCTGTTTCATAAGGTGTAAACTTAAATTCACTAGGCACGTAACTATAATAAGGATTTTGCATCATGTCATACATTTGTTTCATACGTCTTCTCTCTCTTTCCATTTGCATTTCTTCTGCTTGTGCATCTGTTGGCATGCCGCCAAGTGTGCCTGCAAGTAAAGGTATACCAGCTTTCAGATCAAAAGATCCTGCTGGTAAATCTGTACCTAAGAAAGTTTTGCCTGCAGTTTGTGTTCTAAATAAATCAGATAACTTCATGCCTGGCGATATTGTTTTTGTAGTTTCACCAATCATTTGTGTTTTTGGCATAACGTTTAAAGGTAAACCTTCAACGTTTGTTCTAAATTGTGGCACTGTTTGTGTAAGTGGTTGTCCACCTGGTGCCATTAGTAAATCCATTGCGCTCACATCACCACCCAGTGCATTAGCCATAGCGTTTGCTTTCATGAAAGAAAACGGCACAGCTGTTAATGCAGAATACAATGCTGCACGTTCAGGGTTTTTTTGACCCATAAGTTTTGCTATACCATAACTTGTCAAACCAGAGCTAACTGGTGCTTTAAGTAACATTGGCATTGCGCCAAACTTTGTACCATAACCTTTTAGTAAAGCACCTAAACCTGCACCCTTACCACCAGCTCCTAAAAATGCACCTAGTTTTGGTGCAAGATATGGTGCAGCAAACATTGCTGCAACCGGTAATATTGGTTTTGCTTTTTTAACTATATTTTTTATTGCTTTATCAAAAAATCCCATACTATATTGTCATTGTAGCACCTGGAAATAACATCTCCAAGTCGTTTGTTAATAATTCTAATTCATCTTCGTTGCCTGCATCTCTTGCATCTTCAATCATTTGTAATAAATTTGGTAAAGTGTAAGTGTCTGCGTTAGCTTCTAATGTTTCTGTCATACTGCCAGGAGGTATTCCACCTTTGAAATCGTCTGGTAATGGTTCATAATCAAAATCATTTTCTGGATCGTCATCACCAAAAAGTTTTCTACTAAGGTAATCTATAATACCACCATCAGCTGTGGGATCTTGAAACAAATTAAAAGGTAATCCACCAGCCATAAATACTTGCCCTTGTGGAGCATCTGTTGGATCCATATCTAATAAATCTCGTAATCTATCTTGAAGTGAATCTGCAGGTAAAGGATCTACAGGCGATGGCATCATGTCCACGGGTCCAGGTGTTACGTCCAAAACTGGTTCTATTGTAGCTGTAAAATTAGGTAGCATAGATGAATCTCTACCACCTTTACCTTTTTCGTAATCTACTATAATATTTGGATTAGGATTGGGAGGAAATATTTGTATTGGTGCAACATCTTGTGCTCTGTCAAACAAAGTCGGCAAACCTCTACTTGATCGCATAATATAATTTTCTCTGTTACTGTCATCAAAAGACATCGTAGGTCTATTCATTACACTAAAAGGTGTGCCTGGTGTTTGTTGTAAAGGTGTACCAACACGTCTTGATCTTTGTAACCTCGTTATTGACATTATACGTCTCCTGCTTTACCTTCTAATATTTTGTGAATTGCTGCACTAATAACGACATCTTGTCTAATGTGTTCTGCCTTAGTGTCAGTTGCAGGATCAGCAACATCATCATCAGCTTCTTTAGCTGAACCATATTCCTTTCCTGTTACAGTATTGGTAATAGTTATTTCTGCCGGAACAACAATCTTCGGTACCTTCTCTCCGTTGATCTCGACGTACTCCACTACTCCGTCATCATTTATAGGCATAATCCCTCCTTATAGCAAGTATTTTGTTGTATTTCAATCATTATGATATCTCTAAAAATGTTACATACACATTGATCGGTTGTGCATTTGTATTGATTTTAAGTAAATCTCCTGCCTCTAATACATCAGAGCCAGAAACAAAGGTTTTTGTACCGTTATTAGCCAAACTAGACTCATTATCTATTGATATGGCATTTACTTTCATAGTTACATTTGCAGCTCCACCACTAGCATTAAATACTTTCACTGTTTTTACTATGGTGGTTGTAGCTGTAGGACAAGTATATACTGTGTTGTCCCCTGTGCTAGTCAATGCAGATATTACTCGTTTGTATGTGTTGGCCATTAATTTAAAAACCAGGCAAAAGCCTCGTCATCCTCTCTAAGTGTTTCTGGTGTGTATGAACTATTTAATAATTGTATCAATAGATCTAGTGATTGTATCATTTGATCTATTTGACCTTTACTATACTCTTCTGGTGCTTGCGGTAATCTAGGTATATTTATCTGTGCCATTATCTCATACCATCTGGTTGTACGTCTGCTCTATATGTACCATATCTCCACTTAGTATCTATAGCAGAACTTGTAATTTTCAAAGACGCTTGTCTACCACGTGCACGTGTGTCTATTTTTGTTGTTGTAGGTGATACTGTAAATGGACCGTTTGTTGTAGCCGTGGAGCTTGGATATAATTTAAAGTTTAGTTCTACATTAACATTACCATTTTGATTTTTAAAATCAGGTATAAACCTTTTTATTGACATAAGTCTTTCACCTGCTTGTGGTAACACAAAATCACCAGATGTAATTGATGACGACAATGCTGTGCCATCCGCATCGTTACCGTTTTCATGACTATATAAAAAACTTCTACCAGCAGTAAGACCAGTTATTGTACTTATTGTTGATGTTGTATCTGTGTTATCAAACTCTATTGCTTGTGGAAAATTATATACACCTTTATCAGACCAAGAAGATCTTGCTAGTGTACCAATGTACCAAACATTTTCTAAGTAATTGTATGTAACAGATCTATCTATAGTATTAGAACCACTAGAAGGATAAAACCATGTTACTTCATTAAACTCTGTATTAAGACCAGCAAATGTATCTTTTTGTGATGCTTCATCTATATCTGTAAATACATAGTCTTCTACACTACAAGGTATTTTTTGTACCGAACCATCGAACAGGAAGAATGAATCGTTACCCATCCAAAATGATCTACCATTAGATTCTACAGCTGCGTGTTGACCTATACAACCACAAGCAGAACCTAATTGTTGAAAACCAAATACAAACGGTGCACCAATTAATTGCATTTGATACAGTGCGGTATCTGACCACACAAGAACAGCACCACGTGAACGTTTTGCTGTTACAAGTTTTGATCCGTCTGTAAGTCTTTGCGACCCAGCTGTGTTTGTTGCAGTAGGTGTCCATGTTGCAGGGTCTTCTTGATCAGACCAACGAAGAAACATATCATCTCTTGTAGATGCTGTGCCTATTGTTGTTTCTGTTCCAAAACAAATAACGTGTCTATCTGTACCAGAAACCAGTACAAATCTACTAGATGTAGGAGCACCAGAAACTGCTGTTCTATTTGCACGTTGAACTGTTGACGTGCTAGCTGACGTGTCCCAATAATATAAACTGCCGTTTAACTGTTGACATAACACATCTTCACCCCAGTTATCCAAGGACCATTTACCAGAATCAAGTTGTACAGAATCAGGTGCTGCAAGACCTGCACGTGTAGTGTTCCAAGTTGATAATCCCCATGTGCCTGCACCCCATCCATAACCTTGAATAGAAAAAGCAGGATTAGTATTTATTTGATATTCTGCTGTGCCTGTTCTACCACTGGCACCAGAACCAGAAGCTGCTGCTTTGGCAGTGATTACATAATTATTTGTATCAGTAACTGATTGTATTTCAAATTCACCCTCTAAATTACTAGCAGTGATACCATTAGCTGTACCGGATACACTAGATATAGTAACAAAGTCACCCTCTATTGCACCGTGTGTAGCATCTGTTACTGTAACAGATGTAGATCCTGAAGTCGTAGTAAACTCTGTAATAGATGCACCACTCACACGTATTGGTGTGATGTCATGAAAAGCTTGATTTTGATAAACGTATAATTTTTTATTAGTACCAGTAATTAGATATTGATCGCCATCAAGAGAAAACCAATTTATGATACCACGTGCTGCGCCAACAAGTGCTTCTGTAGTTGTTTTTACCCAACCACCTATTTTTTCTGGTAGGCCATATCTAAAGCGAACGTTATCACAATCTATCCAACGCCCTTCAGCACCGTATTCGGTGTTTTGTTTATCTATACCTGGCGCTACTTGAATTTTTATAAGCGTCATTCAAGCTCCTATATTGCGTTATCGTAAATTCTTATCCAACGTTCTGTACCATTTACCCTTATTCTTATAGCACCAACTTTACTGCCTGCTGTTGCTGTAGAAGAAGATATACTTTTAGATGCATCAGAAGCTGACGTACCTACATAGTTTGTAAATGCATAGTCTTGATCTAATTGTTCTAGCTCTATGACAGGCTGTGCACCTGTAGCTGAGGCTTGTCTTACATGTAATTTTCCGTTTGGTGCTGCAATACCCATACCAACACGATCTGTGCTACCATCAGTTATAATTAAATTTTGATCTGTATCACCTTCAAATCTAGCATCTACCGCTGCACCTGATTGGTTGAATGTAAAAGAACCACCATCAAATGATACATCACCTGTAACAGTAAGTGTACCTGATAATGCCATGTTAGCTAAATTTTCTGGTATTTGAAATGCTGATGTACCATCAGTGTAAATTAAATGTATTGCGCCAGATGTAAGTGTTACAGCTGTGCCACCTGATGGTCCAAATGTTAACGCGTGTCCAGCTCTTGTTGTAGCATCTTTTATTATGTACCAGTTAGGATTTGCTTCACATGTAAGTGCAGTAGAACCTG